CAGAATACTTCTCAAATGATGCCATATACTCTTGTCTAAATGTTCTATCATCAAGATCATTCTTAGCTTGATCTATTTCACTCTGTGATACTTGCCCACCATCTAATGTAGTATATTGAAATGATTGCCAATTCTTATCGTTGTCTTGCCTTGTATAAAGATTATAACTCCAATTACCAAAGCCTCTGGGTGTACCAAGAAATAATGCTGAACCCTCTCTGGATTTATCTGACAATGTAGGTCTTAGCACTTCAAACCATGCTCTTTCATCAACATCTGAAAACTCATCAATACAAATAAAATCTAAGCCAACACCTCTTAGTGAATTAAAATTATCTGATGATCTTAGCTGTATTAATGATTTGTTTTTAAGTGTGATTGTGAGATCAGAATAGTTTACTTTGCTTATCCATTTGTGCTTAGTCATTTTCTCTACTAATGGATCAAGCATTATGTCTTTACACATTCTAAAAGTAGGTGCTATGTACCAGACCTTCTTCTTTGGATATCGTGAGAACTTAGCTAATTCATTCAGAGCAAGAAATGTTTTACCAAACCTTCTGCCTGTTATTAGAACTCTAAATCTAGCTTCTGATGTAAATACTTCTTTTTGTGCTTTAGATAATGGCACTATTCTACATTAAATGGTAATGGTGAGTCATCATCTTCCATCATTCCATTGTCTGATTGACCTAATATATTCTTACCTAACCAAATAGCCATAGTAGAATTACCACTCTCAGCAATCTTCCATTGTATCTGTCTAAGCCTAATTTTTTTCATACTTCTGCCTTTTGTCAAATATTCGAAATAACCCTGTCTAATAGTTGCTTCACTACAGTTAAAAAACTCAGCTATTTCTGTATTAGTACACCCAAATGAAGCAAGTTTCTGTACTTCATTAGCATCTATATCTAATTTAGGTCTAGCCATTTAATAACTCAGCTTTCTTTCCTGTGTAATCTTCCCATCTTTTAATGATTACATCTATATATTTTGCTTCGTATTCCATCATAAAACAAATTCTATTTTTTTTTTCACAAGCAATAAGAGTAGAGCCACTACCACCAAAAATATCTAAGACCTTTTTATTTTTAGATTGATCTGATAAAGCTATAGATATTAATTCAACAGGTTTCATAGTTGGATGAACAGTATTTTTCTGTCTTTTTAATTTCCAAACATCCCCTCTTAAAGTATTTTGTCCTCCATAATCACCATAGTAGTATATTAATTCATGCTGTTTAAAGTATTTATCTAAATGCTGTGCAGGATTAACTTTATCCCAGACTATCATCGCTTTTGGTTTTCTACCTATCAACTCCATAGCTTTTTTGAAAAGGTGACTATATTGCCAAGAACAGCAGACATACATAGTTTCACAACTATATAAAGTATTTGTTAAAAAATTAACAAAGTCATCATCATTCATTTTGTCGTTTTTTATTTTACCTTTTTTATCTTTAACACCTTCATAATCAATATTATATGGAGGATCTGTGAAAACCATGTCTGGTCTAGTTCCGTCTAGTAGTTTTTCTACATGATCTATTATACTACTATCCCCACACATCAATCTATGTTCACCAAGTTTATATATATCCCCTAGTTTAGATTTAGGCTCGTCTGGTAGTTCTGGAACAGCATCATCATCAGTTAGTCCTGCTTTTTCACCTGTAATCAAACTCTCTAATTCATCATGATCAAATCCTGTTAGTTCTAAATCAAAGTTTGCATCTAATAAATCAGTAAATTCTTGTTGTAATAAAGATATATCCCACTCACTAAACTCGTTTGTTTTATTATCAGCTATTCTGTATGCCTTAGCTTTCTCTGGTGGTAGATCAGCAATAGTGACAGGTATTGAATTAAGTTTTAAAAGTTTAGCCGCTTCATATCTACCATGACCAACTATAATAGTTCCCCCACTATCAACTACTATGGGTTGTTGAAATCCAAACTCTTTTATAGATTGAGCAACCTTTTGTATATCCCATTTTTTTCTCGGGTTTTTTATGTAAGGTTTTATATCTGTTATAGCTTTGTCTAATATTACCATTAATGATATGTGATATTTGGTTGTAACTTAAACCCCATGAGATCCATTACTAACTGCAAACCTTTTTCAGCATCTTTCTTACTGTCAAAGTTTGCATATCTAATAAAAGCTGAGAATGTACCATCACTTTCCTCTACTATGATGTAGTTCTCTGGTTGTGGCTCATGTTCCATAAGTGAAACATAGTTTATTATAGTTTGTTTGCAAGTTCTTCTAACTTCTCCATATAACCTCTACTCCAAGTTGGTAGTCTATGACCTTTAGCATACATTTCAGTATGACTTTTTAATTTAAAATTTTCTTCATCATCTCTACTATATTCTTTGGGTTTTTCATCTAGATACTTTTCAGCAGATAGCCAAAAGGCAGGTTGTTTAGCAAACTTCTTTTCACTAATAGAACTGTAGTAATCGTTATAATGTTTAGCTAATTCCTTTGGTTGAAATGCCCATTCTTTCTCTAATCGTTGATAATTCTTATTAGCTTGTCCTTTACTGACTTTGTTATCTACTAATTCCCAGAACTCATTGAATTGATCTATATATATATATTTATTAGTTATAGTTTTAGTTATAGTAGCATTCCGTTCGCTATGCGTTCGCATTACATCCGCATTAGGTGTTCGATCCCCTTTTGGTGTACCCAATGACTTCTCTACAACACCCCATCTTGCTTCTGCTGATTTGACAGCTTTGTTAGATACTTCCATAGCATAGTTATATTCCTTCAACATTCTTTTTTGAAAATAACCCTTGTCATCTTCAGTCCAGAATAACTTTAGTATCTTATCTACTAGAGCATCATTAGGTTTCTTTGGTAAACAATAAATAATTTCTTTATCCTTTGGTAAATAAGCATCATGCGTCCAAGCATAAAAAATCATTCTCATATATAGACCTAGTTCTTCTTCTGAAAGATAAACTGTGTCTGAATTAAATGCGTCTACGAATAAATTCATCTTTGGTAATTTCGCCATATTCTCTCCTGTTAAAACATTTTATGCAAACTCTAAGACCATATGTTTGAGTTACAATAATACACATAGCCTTAGTATATTTCTTTCTGCAATCCAAACATACAGTCTTTTCAAGTTGTTCTTTAGTAAAAATAGCCATTAAACAATTATTTACTAAATATTTTTATGAAATCCATGATTCTAAAATATTAACTTCGTTCTCATGTTTTTTTTCTATAATAGATAAGATTTCCTCAGCTTTTTCTTTTCCAAGATAATCTTCAAGCCAAATAGATATATGATCGTTTTTTTGTTTGTTTCTATCAATAGAACATCTCCTGTGGCAACTATACATTTCCATAAATACATGAAGACATATTGCTTTCTCTTTATTACTTAACATATCATAATCAAACATCTCATCATTAACTGCGGTATTTAGCTGTTCAGATTTATAATTGCCAAACATTTCAGCTAAAATATGTTCTTTCTCCCATAAATAATCTGGAATGTAATAATTATATAATTCAGAAAATTGTTCGTGATGTTTTGGAAATACTATTTTTATTAAAGTATTATAAACAAAATTAATATTATCAAACTTCACTAAATCAACAAATTTTAAAAATTGAATTTTTAAAGTTTCATCAACACTTAATCCGTCATCTTCATTGTGAATATATTTATTATTAAAATTATTTTTAATACCTGCATATTCATTATTAAGATTAGTAAAAGCATATTCAATCTGATTTTTTAAATAATTTTTAGCTGATTTAAAATCATTAAATTCGTGAAGATATCCATCACTAAAATACAAAGTACCTGTCCTAGTATTTTCTATATGAATTTGAGTAGTGTGTTCATATCCAAAATTAAATTCTAATAATTTCATAATTACCTCCCTATTAAAGTATATACAGCATAGTTCTTGCCTGTATTCTTGTCTTTTTCTGTGTGTGTTTCTATATTTAATCCTTTTTCTTTAAGATCAAATATTCTTGATGATAATCTAAAACACCCATAAAGATTTAATGCCTGTAATGGGTTAATCGTTTTTTTTTGTATTAGATGATCTAGTATTCTTTCGTTTTGACTTTGTTTTCTCATGTATATTCTCCCTGTAGTGTTTGTAAATTTGTTCTGCATAAATGTGTGGATCTACTTCTAACATTTCCCAGAACTTTCGTTCTCCATACTTAGTATGGATTTTAATATGGCATGGATAACAAACAACAACTCCTCTACTATCATCTCTTAACATAGCACCATATCTTGGATATTGAATATGATGGAATTGTCTAGCTTCACTCATGTTATCATAACCCATGAGTTGGCATGGATAACAAGGAAAGTTATCCAAACACCAAATCATGTATTTTCTATCTTTAATCAAAATGGAATATCATCATCAAGATCAACTTTTGCTTTTGGTTGATCTTCTGAAATATGATGTAGGTTTTTTTCTACTGTTTCATTCTGATTTGCCCAATACTCACTCTCTCTGATCGTAATAGAAAGGCGGTGACTTAAATTTCCATCTCTATCTGTATATGGGTTCTTCTCATAGTCATGTGTATTCTTAAACAATGACATTTCATACACAGTATCAGCTTTCAACACTATATCGTGCTTTGGTTG